ATATATTTTCTTTGAGCTAAAGACTGTGCAGCTGGATCTGTAATCTTAGCTGTTTCTGGAATCCATCCTTTTTCTTTTGCCCAAGCAAATGTAGATGGCATAAATTGTGCAAGACCTATAGCCCCTCTTGGAGAAACTTTATTATTCTTTCCATGAGACTCTTTATATATTTGATCATAAAATTGATCCTCTGTGAAATGAGTTCCAGAATAATTCTCTAATTTTTTATTAACTAGATACTCATTCATTGCACTATAAGTTTTATTTCCAAATGCTCCATCACTTACAATATCCCAACCCTGGTCTGCTAAATAGTTTTGAGTATTAGTAATAAATTCAGTATCCTCTTTCTTTTTTCTATAAGACTCTAGATCTGCCCACCCATGTTTATTAACTGTAATCTTAGTCGCATCTTTTTTAACAGGGATCTCTGCAAGTTGTGTTTGAAGTGTATCAACATTAATCTTAGGTGTAGAACCAGTATCTGTCGGAACTGTAGATTGTATTAAATCAACATTATCTCTAAGAGCTCTTTCATCTACAGGAGGTTCTATTGTTTTTCCATATTCCGCTTTAGCTCTTTTATTCCACTCTGGATTACCCCCAGTACTAAGCCTACGAACAAACATATGATTTTCACGAGGTATTGGTTTATCTACACCTCTTCCAAATCTGGCTTTTCTATATTCACTAAAACTTTTATTTTGCATTAGGTGTAGGTTTATTCTTGGCTGCCGTTCGCTTTATAGATTCCTCTGCTTTATTCGATCTTTTCTTTTCTTGCATTTCTTCTCTCTTCAATCCAAGTTCAGCTGTCATCTTTTCTCTTTCCATTTGCATTTTAGCATTATCAGCAGCTTCTTGTGCTCCTCGTTTTGCTTCTGTATGATCTACATAACCATCATTATTTTCATCAGCATCAATCATTTTAGCTTCAGCATTAATCATAGCTACTTTAATTTTAGTATCAGAATCTAATTGTTTACGAGCATCTTCTCTATTTTCTTTCTCTTGCTCCATTTGTAACTGAGCCTGTTGAGCTTGTTGAGCCGCTTGTTGTTCAGCCTGTTGAGCTTGAGCTTGTTTTTTCTCTGCTTCTGTTTGAGATGCTTCAAGCATTTTTCTAACTTTAGTAATAGATTCAGATTGTAATATATTTGCTACATCTGTGAAAGTAACCACCCCAGCTTGTAAAGCAGCTTGAGCTAATTGTTTTAAACTTTCTAATGCTCTATCATCTTTAGATGAATTAGATACAAAGACTCCATAACTAGCATTAGTAAATTCTTCTGCATCAATATTTAAAAATGTTCTCATCATATCATCTCCTAAATATTGAATCTTTTTACCATCTCTATAAGACATCTTTGCAACTTCTAACAATGCAGTTAAAACTCTTTTCTTACATTCGTTATGATTATAAAACCAAAATTCTGTAATATGAGAAGATTGTGTAACAGCTCTTTCAGTATTTCCTACTAACTCTGAAGTTTGTACTTGTCCCTGACGCTGTCTACTTACTCCAGATAATTCTCCAAGTTCAGTTTTAATTGCATCTAATAATTGTACATGAGTATTAATATAATTACCCATAGATAAATCAATACTTTGAAATTGATTAAATGGTGCTGCTTGTTGTGATCTATTACCTTCTTCCCTGGAATTAATAAACATAACTCCCATTGATTCTAGATAATACATCCACTTAGAAACATCCCACCCTTCAGATGAAGGAATTTGAGAAATGTCCATAAGTGCTACCTTACCTTTAGATTTAGCAAGAGCTAATTCGGTTCTGTAGTATATAATATTATATAAATACTGGAAAGGTTTCATACGATCTATTAATGAAATTGATTCAGAATTTCTTTCATTATATATGTAACCTACATATCCAGATTTAACATCGCTTGGATTCTCCATATCACGACGTTGATTTTTCTTAGCTCTAATGTTACAATAAATATCTTCAGCAATTTTTGTACCTTCCCAATATTCACTTACCCAATACCACTGTAACTCTACTCCATCAAATAACCATTTCTTTCCTCTCTTCTCTGCGTATTCAGGCACTTCAAATATTTCATCAACAATATCTTCTTGCATTTGTCCTACATCATCAAAGTAAGTTACGATTCCAATTTTTCTCATAGATTTCCATTCCACTTGAATAACTCGAATCATTCCATTATTTCTATAGGATTTAATCATACCTGGATCTGCAACTCCATTACCTACTGTATCTAATACATTTTTTACATTTACAATATTAAATTCATCATATGGATAATTCATATCTGTAGAACTATCATTTCTTTTACCTATACCATTCTCAAGTCTATCAATTTCTGATGGATCTAAATACTCATAATACTCATCAAGAACTGTAGAAAGTGTTAGCCATCTTTCTTCAATCACTGCTTGAGAATCTTCTATCCACGGTGAATCTGGATCTAAAATTACTCGAATATCAAGTGGGTTACAAACTCTTACTGTTGGGTTTCCAGAAATATCTCCTACCCAATAAATTTCTTCTCCTGCTATTAATGCGTCTTTAAACCCGTCATTAAACTTAAGCATTATATTATCTGCCTTTAATAAGTATTCTAAAATACTTTGAGCAGTAACTTCTCTTAAGTCTTTATATTCATAATTAATATATCTTTCAATTTGGGCTGGTGTTTTTGGTTGGTAGGCTGCTGCAGCTTCAGGATCAGTTTGCTGCATTTGTTGTATCTCTTGTTGTTGTGCTTGTTCCTCTTCTGGGCTAACAACTACAGAATAAAGATACTGCATCATCATCTCTTTTTTCTTTTCTTCTAATTTGGAAATAGCATCTGGATCATGAGATACTACTTTAAAATTAAATGGGCGCTTTATTTCCTCTCCCATTAAAAGCTGGAGTTTTGGAGAAATAATATCATAATGCTGCATAGTAGCAGGAAACTGAGATTCAGTGATCCCAAAAGGATTTAATACATATTGAAAATCTTGTTGGTCTAATTTACCATTAAACAAATCATAATTAACTTGTTTCTTATATCTTGAAGATCGACCATTATAATTAACATCACCATAAGTTATTTTCTCTAGCTCGTCTATACATGCTCGTCCCCACTTTTTTCCTTTCTTTTTACGAGATACTCGCTGCCTAGGCAAGTCTCCTAAAATATATGATCCTGTGTTTTCTTCCATTATCCATAATTAATTAATTTACAAAAATATATAAATTATTCTAATAATCCCTTTAAAATCTTACTTTTCTCTTTTTAAAGTGTGATGTACGCCAAAACTTATCTCCCATTCCATAATCAAATTGCGCTTCTAAATCTATATTATAGTTTTCATGACTATGTAAAATACATAACATAAATGCTATAGCACGGTCAAAGTTTCCATCTTTATCATATGCAATTAGTTCTTTTAACAAAGGAATAGAAAGAATAGAATGTAGATTTAATTTATCACTACCATCTTCTCCATCACCTTTCTTTTCTAATAACCAATCTCTTAAATATATTTCTGCTTGTACTTTTATTGGCTCACTCATGTGAACACCATACCCTCTTGATACTGTAGTTCTATTTACAATATCTTTCAATATACTTGGTTGAGGCTTAAGTAAATGTAAACATTTCTTTTGCTCAAAGTATATCTTCAAACCTTTCAAGTTATTTTCATATAAGGTTTGCGCATTATAATAAGTAAGAAGTTTTCTAATATTCTCATAATATTCTTTTGCCGTCTCTGGTCTACCTGTATATTCAGCTACTGGTAAATTATATGTCTTATCAAATTTTTGAAATGTCTTATATATAAATGTACTTCCTAAAGAACTTGTTGTAGAACTATCTTGATCATACGGGTCAGTTCCTGCTATATATAATCCATAAGGACTTATTCCTGAAGCGTCTCTATAAGGATGTTCCCATATAACAATACACCCTGTTTTATCTTCATTAGGTTTTAATGGAAACTTATTAATAGGTTTTAAATCAGCATTAGGCATCCATTTAACCATATCTTTTTCCCAATATAATTCTCCTACCATAGCCATATCTTGTGCTTTTTTTGTTACTTCTATTTCTGCTAGCCAAGCATTTAGTTCAATAGTTGGGAAAATATTTCCACTTGTTTTTAAGAAAGCTTCTCTTGGAGTTTTAGGAGACTGAGTAATATATTTTTCCCAAGTAGTTCTTGAATCAGTAGTTTTTAAAATAGAACGTTCTTGATCTAAGAATGCTTCAGCTGCTTCTCTGTTAGAATTCCCATCACTGTCTACCATATTAACCACCTCTCCTGTATCCGGCATAGTTACCTTTCCGGGCTTGTACCACATATCATCAATAAAGAATCCTGCATTAGTTCCTGCTCCTCCTTCATCCCATATATTTTCATAAGGTCGTAACCAATACTTTTCTGGGTTATAAAACATTTCAGCAAAATCATTAGATCCTCCATCCATATCTCCCCCTGTTCCAAATATTAGTGGCATACCAATCATAACATTACCATCTCTAAATACTGGAGCAGTTACCATATAAGCATTAATAAGATTAGGAAATTTTCCAGCCTCTTCAAATAACATTAAATCAGCTGTTTTACCAATAGCTGCTGAGAAGTTATCTTTAAATGTTAATGTAAATATTTCACTATTATAACCATTCCAAACTTCTTTACCATCTACTACCTCTTTAAATCTTGCTTTCACAAAATCTCGTCTATCTGGATTTCTACGTTTTGCCCATGCTGTATATTTATTAATAAAGTTTAACATCTCAAATGCCATACTCATTGTAGCTCCAGAATATGCTTGTAAATATGCTCCTATTATACTTGTTGAATCTCTATAGAAATTATATTGATATACACATAATGCACCATTTTTATATGAAAACCCTTTTCGTCGAGCTTTAGCTACAATGATACCTTGTCCATTTTGTCTAGCTAATTCTACTTCCATAAAGTAATAATAATCCATATCTAAGAAAGAAGGAAAGGTTAGAATTTTTCTCTCTATTTTACCCTGCTTTACTGTAGCTTTTATCTGTGTAAAGTTTAGATAAAAATAATGAGCGCCTGTAATTCTAACTCCTCCGATCTCAAAACCTTCCATACACCTACGAGTTTGCTCTTCCCAATATTCTCTATATGCATAAGTTCCTGGAGGCGAATTAGTATAATAGCCATTTTTTATAAAATTCTTAGCCTCACAAGAAAATTCTCTTGTGTTTACAAAGGAGGGTACTATTTGAAAATGATTCATTATATTATGCTCTTGGTCCCGTATCTCCTAATCCACCAGTTCTAGTGCCATGTTTTTCTGTATGCATATATTTAGTTTTTCCAAACTCATCTTTATATGCTACAGTTAACTTTCTCCTATTTTTTCTATGAGTTACAAAGCTAACATGAATCCAATTAGGATTCTGATCATCTCCAAATTCCCATATCATTTGATCAAAAATTAGATTATCTTTTATATAATGGTACATCTCAGCATTTGTTTTATGCCCAAATGTATCATCTATATCCATAGCCTGACCTTTCATATGCTGTGAGGTTTTAGATCCCCCGATAGCAGTATTTAATTTTCTACCTCTAAAAAAACTATTAATCTTTATAGGTCCCCCTACCCATTCTCTTAACGGTTCAAATACATTTTCTGCAATTTCCATCATACACTTTAATTGGTCTGGCCCAGGAGTATTATCTATTCCTCGTCGTAAAGCCGTTCTACTATAAATGCCTTCTTTAAAACTTACATGATTACTTATCCTTGTCATCTTAGCAGCATTTATTTTCACACCAGTTGAGACATACTTTTTTACAGGTGATTTTACAGATTCCTTTACAGACTGCCTCTTTAATTTTTGTAAAAGTATCCTTAAGTTTTTTATGAGTTCCATCACAATTTCCATTAGGGTCGCTTGTTTGTCCACATTCACATTTTGCCATTATTATTATTTTTTTGCGAATTTCTCTAATCCTGCAATTCCAAAACATCCTAATACTAGGACAAGGAATGAGTCATAAACAAATTCATTAATTACTAAATCTTTTCCTATCCAACCTGTAAGTAGGTCAGCCAACATGATTAAAACCATAATACAAAAAGCAATAAAACCTACTATTGTTTTTTCATTCCAATCATTGTTATTTTTAAATATTTCTATAAATTTACTCATTATTTTATATTTATATAATTGTTCCCATAAGATATACGATAAGCATAATAGCGAGATAGATTCCTAGAATTTTCCATCCCATAACTTCCTGATTTGTCTTATTGTGCTGTTTCATATTTATCCATTAATTTTTGTAATACTGCACACTTTTCGTATTCTTCTGTTTCGATAAAATATTCAATCATGCCTGATAAATCAGGAGTTTCATTTCTAATATCAAAAGGTAATGCACATTCTCCTAAGTCATCCATAATATCATCAAATGTTTTAACAGATGTAACAATAAAATATGCATTGTTCATCGCCTCGTCTAATACTTCATAATCATATTTCTCTCTGGGCATACTTTCTTTTTTTTATACTGCTTATTAATTTTTCTAAATACCCAGAGAATAATTCTAAGGGCATCCATTCTAAAGTTACTACTGATTTACCTTCAAAGAAAAGAACATTACCATATACATCAATAGTATGTTCTCCTCCTACTTTACGAGTTAATAATTTCTTATGATCTTTAGCTGGTCTAAATCCATAATTATCTATTAATTGTTTTCTTGTTATTGCCATATTAATTTTTTTTTCTTATATATTCTAAAATTATATCAATCTTCTTTTTCATCTCTTCTATATTCTCTGCTGCTTTTTCATGATGACGCGAAAATTGATTCTTAACTTCATATAACGAAAATACTAAAAATCTATAAAGTGCATACAAAGCCCCCAAAAGTAAAACTAAAGGTAACCCATATCCTTCTATTAATTGTAATATTTCTTCCATTATTATTTATGTTTACATCCTTCTAATGTTGCTAATTCTTTTTCTAGTTCAACTATACGATCTTCATTCTCATTAATTACCTTAATCTTTTTCTCTAGTCGTCTTTCTAATACAGAAATATCTTCGCCTAATTGTACAATCTGACTATAAGCTATTCCCATACTAAATATAACTCCCATTATCCATATAATGTTTCCGATACTTAATGTGAAATCTTTTTTCATTCTTTTTCTTCTTGTTTAGGTAGTGTAGGCCAGTAATCTTGTGGACATGTTGAAGTTCTCCACTTAGCCTTAGTAGCGATAATACAACCACATTTATTACACGTACCTTCTTTATTAAAAGGACATTTTGAACAAACAGAAAGTCTAGCACTCATCTGAAGTTTTGTAACAGTAGAAAAACCATCTGCTACATGATTAGCTACAGCTTCACCAAAGTTTAAAGCCTTTTGTAAAAGTCCCGGAGCTTCTTTTTTATTTACATGTTCTACAACCGGTGAGGCCTTATCCTTATTAAAATCAAATCCTTTATTTGGATCTACTGGTACACTCTTTGAAACTGCACTAGATTTTGTTGCTTTTTTATTACATCCGCATCCCATAATTTATTATTTTTTATTTATACTTCTTTCCATGATCCGCTACCTCCAAAGGCACCAAGTCCTTCGCCTATTCCAGCAGCTGTTGCGTTTCCACTAGTACCCCAAGTTACTTGGACTACGCCTCCATCTTCTGCTCCAAATGCTACTCCAAATGTAGTTGCTTTCAATAATGTTGCTTCACTACCAAAGTAAATAACACCAGCAGAAGTTATTTCTCCTACACCAATACCTCCAGAACCACCTTCGAATTCATAAGCCTTACCAGACCCATCCGTAAATGATACTGTTACGTGAGCGTAAAATAAGAATCCTTCAATAGATATTTCACAAGGATAAGTAGTTGTTCCATCCATATCCTCTGTAAAAGTCATTGTAGGTTTCATATCTAATACTTGAGCATTCCCATCACTATTAGGTGTATTAGGATTTATTCCGTGAGCAGCAAACCATTTCTCTGCTCTTTTTCTTCTTTTAGTTTTTGCCATTTTATTTATTTTTTAACGTTCAAACATTCCTATTTCGCCTCCGCCACGGACACGAGAGTTTGTTTTTACTTCTTTTTTAATTCTAGTTTCTAATTTCTCTAAACTTTCTACAATGCTTCCTACCTTTTCAAGATTAACTGCTACATCTTTAGCAGTGTAGATTGGTTTACCGTTATCATCAACTTTAAGAAAATCTATATTCTCAAAGTATCCAGCTAATTTATCTGAAGCTCCTTTAGCTGCTCTCATTAATCTCATAGTATGAGTCTCCTGAAAGTCCATATATCTTTTAATCGCTACTTTAATATCTTCTGTTTCTTTCCAGCCTTCTCCCATATAATCTTTTATAATAACTTCTTTTCTTTTATTATTAGGATATACAGCATAAGGACTATTATAATCACACATAAAAAATACATAAGAAATTTCTTGTGTAGCTTTTTCTTTTCCTTTTGTTTTATCTTTTTTCCAAATCTCTCTGAATCCTGGTAGAACCAATGAATCAGGGTTTAAAATAATATTTCCATTTTTTATATCAAATAATGCCATATCTTTTTAATTTAAATTTGTCCTGGTGTTGCACATGTTGGAGCAACATACGGATTACAACATTCACTATTTGTAGCTCCATCTCCTCCTGTCACTGCTGCACCTGGTGGGAATGGCCAAAACGTTGGATCCTGAATCAATGTTGTTGTTATAGTTCCTGGAACAGAATCTACATCTATTAAATATAATTTATTAGTAGTTGTCAGAGAATATACATTCCCATTATAACAGAAAGCAGTATAAGAATAAGCTGCTGGATCATTTGCAACAGTAGCAATTAAAAGCCCTGACATGTTATAATGACTAATTATACCTGCATTTGTAACCCAATTACGAGTTAGTATAACTATATCATTAGCAAAAGGTCTATAAACCATATCTCCTCCTGGTTGCTCATTTGGTGGTAGATTAAATAAGAAAGTATCATTATATGTTTTTGTTGCAGGATCATAGTCTATCCTACATAGACTACATTGATCCATACTATAGAATGTTTCTTCTATACACGCATAAGGCCCCATAGCAGCCATCGCTATTGGGTTTGTTGTCACTACAGCATTTGTTATATTTGCTTGCATTCCAGGTAGAGTATTCCATAAATAAGCATTACCTGATGCATTATTGTGTACCCAGGAATCTTCAAAACTTACTTGAGAATTTGCTAGATCAATATCAGCAGTTACTTTCATATTAAAATAAGGATTCCCCATAAAAAACCTAGTATCAAAAAATACTCTATCTCCCCATTTTGCGCTAGTTCCGCTTGGATTACTTACAGTTCCTGTTTGATTATGCGGAGGCTGTCCTACTATATTAGCTTGCAACCAGCTTTGCATATCAGAAGATCCGTCGCTAAAATTAAGCATAAATGGAGTCTGAGAACCTAAAGTCATATTAGGTGTAACAAAGAAACCTTCACTTGACATTGCATTTGAAACTCCTATAAACTCACATCCACCACTGGCATAAGTATTTGTTGGAAGTGTTGGAAAAGGCTGGTTCAATATTACACCTGGTTCTGAACAATCACCACAACCAGTGTATGGATATGTTGCGCAATTACAATCTTCTATTAAATCTACACACATATGTGCTTGCATTTGTGTATTTATTGTTCCTGGTCCTAACTGTCCTGTAGGTATTACTTGTGTAACATGCCATATAGGCCCCCAACAAGCAGTCTGATGACAATCTCCTCCAGGTTGTGATCCATAATTAGGATTACATGTATATGATTTCCCTACCATAAATGGACCCGCTTGCTGTCCTCCATTTACTGTCATATTACTAAAATAATATGGACCATCACCATCAGAACATCTGTATACTTCAGCTCCCCATTGAACAGCTACTCCTTCACATACATCACATGGAGTATTAGTTGGGGTCATTACCATATTTGGATCAGCCTCTGCAGCTTGTTTGTGTGCTGCCTCTGCTGCCTTCTCATATCTTAAATTTTGCGGTTGCGCCTGATTAGGTGAGTATGGAGATCCTCCTATTACTGATTGGACAGGTCCCCCGCTAGGTATTGGTTGGTTCTCTTTTGCTTTAGGATGAATAGTATCATAAATATTTGCAGCTGCTACTTCTTTTACATATCCGAAATCCTGACTCTTATATTTCTTATCCCAATCTGAATCTGATACAGTTTTTAAATCTACTTGTATACCTATTGGAACTAGTTTACCTTCAGACATTGGATTATCTTCTGATAAACGTACTTCTGGCTCCATATTATTATGTGGTACTTTATTAGTAACAGGATCGGGTGTAAAAAGTTTTACCATATCCTCATACTTTTGCATAGCATCTCTACTATCAAAAGTTAACTTTTCTCCTGTAGGTAATTCTATATGATAATTTTTCTTTGCCATTATTAAGGAATAAATGAATATCCAGTTGCAGTCCAGAATGCAGTATTACCAAAAGACTGACTTGCAGGAGGTAGTGTTCCTCCTCCTTCTATAATCGCTAAATTAGCTTCATTTACTGCTAACTTAAGTGTAATTTGATCTACTACAATTTGCGCATTAGCAATCCATTTAACATCTCCTGATTTTTGTGCTGCGTCTAAAGTAGAATGAGCTTGCATTAAATCCTCTCTTTCTTGTTGGACTGCGTTACTTAATGATGTTGCATCTGTATCTCCTGGCATTATTCTGTATCTTTATTTATTATATATAATCTTTTTGGTTTTACTTTAAATACTCCAAAATGGTGTAATCTCACTTTAGCGCATTCTCCTTCTTGCATTTTGTCTTGTACAAATTTAAACTGAGATTTAACTATATTCTCTACCACATATACTGGTAAATCATATTCCTCAGCTATTCTTTCAAGAATGTCTCCGTGCTCTTTCTCTAGCATACTTTATTTACACCTTCTATAAAATACTGCAGGAGCATCATCAACATCACAACTTTCAATATTCAAAAACCATGGGTATGAAGAGAGTCTATTAGTTTCTATACTTAAAGTTGTTAGTGGAGTTCCTGCGTCATCTGTCCATGGTACTCCTTTCCAAACTATATTTGTAAGAGCTACTGCAGCTGTCGAGACAGTTCCCTGGATAGCTACATAATCGCCTGCTGGAAGACTTCTTCCACTCGCGACGTATACTGCTCCACATCCAAGGCCTGGTTGTGTAGAATTGCCTTGTTTATTGATAGCACCTGTTATTTTACTTGTATCTGTTATTGCCATTATTCTTAATTTTAAATTTAGTAGCGGGTGAAGGAATCGAACCTCCGGCTCTGGCTAATGAAACCAGCGAGTTCACCATTACTCTAACCCGCGATATTATTTTACTTCTGTAGGATCACTAGCAAAAGCTCCAGTTCTAGGATAATTATTAGGATCATCCTTCACATAATCTTGTCTTGGTATAAAAACTTCCATAAAATCAAATATATCTTTAACAAATGATTCTTTATTTTTATATCCTTGAGTACCTCTCGCTGTATATAATCTACCACATGTATGCCCCTCTGGATCGGTAAGTAACCATAATCTCCTCGGAGTATCATCCTTTAATTCGCCTTGATATAATGCTTTTAGCCCATGAGTTTCTATATACTGATGTGCTTCTTCTTTATCTACTATGTTTGCATGTGCCTGCTGATGCGTACAGTAGAATAGCTTTCTAACTTCTTCCCATGTCTTAGCTTTTTTGTCTTCTTCTGCCATTAACTTTTATTTTAGCTATAGTTTACTACTTAACTATAATTACGGTGACAAAGATATATAAAAATAATTAATAAAAATATTTTTTTTATAATTTTTATTTTTTAATAGGTATTCGTAGATACAGACCATTATTGAAAAGTCCCCCACCCCCACCACCTCGATCCAATCCCCCCACGTCGAAATTAGATCAGACCCTAACTTATTATTGGTATGGATAATTCTAATCAATCCACTACTACAGTTAAGTCTCCTAAGAGATACACTCGTTATGATGTTGTTACTCTTAAGTCTGACGGTTCTAAGAAGATAGTTCTTCGTAGGGACGGTACACTTAAGTATGATACAGTATCTAACAAGTTCTTATCAACTAAGGGAGATGAATGGTTCGAGTACACTGAAGACATCATTCAGTACCTTAACCAATCTATCCAAGAGAAAGGATACATTGAACTGTAGTAGATACTAATCATCACACCAGATGAACAGTATTGGAGTCGTTATACACTCTATCAATCAGTATAACACACATCTCTCCCCTTGACTAAGTAACTACGACTAAATTTGGGAGAGATGTTTTTTTTTAATTAGATCAAGACCCTTACTTAGTTTTGGATAGTATTAAGATGTGGATATCCACATGAGAATGAAAAAAGTCTCGTAGTCTTAATGTTATTACAGGAACAGGTAAATTTGATCACTTACTTGTTCCTTTCTTTTTTTTATTTAGATCTATGACCATTACTAAGTTTTGGTAAGATAAGAACTAACTGAGTATTAAAACAATCTCCTTGAAACATAGGATACAAAGAGTTCTCAATAACAAGGTTTAAGATGTGAAATTCATCTATCGGACTCTAGACCGTTCAGTCGTTAAATTCGATAATAGATAGAGACTTGTTATTATCTTACTACAAAGAACTAGTGTTGAGTGTGTGTGTGAGACACAAGAAAGAACAAGTATTATGACCCTTGAGTAACATCAAGATTACTTGTCCTTTCTTTTTTTTTAGATCAAGGACCTTTA